CGCAAACGCGAGGGAAGCAACAAGGGCAAGGAGGAGTTTCTTCATGTTAGTTCGCCACCGTGATGCCAGCAGGGTAGCCGCCGAGGACCGCGTTCTTGGTGGATTGGTACATTTGATCATGGCGGTCGAGGACGATGTAGGCTGCGATGGTTGGGTTGCAGGTGGAGACGGTGGTGTAGACCAACTTGAGGAAGCGCGGGACAGCCACGCCAGCGGGTGGACGAGGCATGTCCATATCCATCAAGCGGGCGCCAACGACAAGCTGGGCGGTGGTGTAGGCTGGAGAGACCCACCAGACGGAGAAGGTGGATGGGACGCCAGCGGCAGTGTCGATTGCGCCCTCGAGGGTTACGGTCATCGAGGTGCCGGTGGAGGCAGCGGTGATGACTTGGACCAGGAGCTTGAGGGCTGGATCGTCACCGATGCCGATATCGCGAGCTTGGCCTACGCCAAGGATAGTCGCGGAGGTGGTTGGCAAACCAAGGTTGCCAAGGTCGATGATGTTTGCGGAGTCTTGGGTAGTGCCTGACGCCGTGATGAGAGACCCGGTGTCGAAGGCGAGGAGTGCGTCGAGGATCATGGTGCATGCCTCCCTTAAGTGAGCGCTGCTTCGTTGTTGAGGATGGCGTCACAGGTTCGCACCGGGATGCCGCGGAAGGTGGTGACGGGTTTGCCATCGAACTCCTCGATGCGGAGGAGGACGTTGGTTTTGTTCATCGCCTGAAGATCGAGGTAGGTTCGGATGACACGGTTGCAGTAGATGACGGAGCGGCCCATGTTCGCACGGACCTCAGGAGTGTCGGAGGTCTGGATGGTGCCGGCTGAGACGGGCTGGGTCGGGAGTTTGTAGATGGCCCGGACCAAGAGGTTGATGAGGTTAGCCGCGGACACGCCGGTGAGTTGGGTGATGTCAATGTTCGCGATCCGGACGATATAACGCCAGTCGCGGAGGACATAACCGATCTCCCACTTAAAGTGATCGCGATAGGCTTGGTAGGTGTTGCCCGAGGCATCGGTTACCGGCCACTCACCCATGTCGCGGTGCTGAAGGCCGGTGATCTTGCCCTTAGGGAAGGTTGCGTGGGCAGTGTCGTCGCCCCAGACCTTGAGCCAGATCGAAGTGTTGGTCGAGGCTGCGCCGCCGCCATCGAGGACGTTGTTAGCGGTTTGAGAACTGGCGGTGGTCTTCGTGGAGTATCGAGGGGACAGCCCGGTGAACCGCTCTGGGTTCACGAACTGGTTCCCGTAGATCATTGTCGCGGCGATCTGCTGGGACATGCCTTCGAGGAAGGCCTTGACTTCGGAGAGTCTGAACTCGGCGGTGTTGCCGTTGAGATCAGCGATGTCCTTGTCAATAACCGAATACGTCTCAAGATTACCGCACGTATCCACAATCTGAGCCGTGGTGCTTTTTGCATTCGGCACACCTTGATTGAGCAGGCGCCAAGTGGCCTGGGGCAGGCCGGTTCGGACGGTGGTCTTGTGCCCGGTTGGGAGGTTCCCCTCGACGACCATCATGTCCTCGAGGATTTCGTTCGTCTGGGAAAGGAGCTCGATAATACGGGCGACCTTGTACCCGTCATCAAGCCGCTTGGCCCAGTCTGCGTACGTCAGCGCGACGTTGCCGATGGTAGCCATGAGTTATGGTTTCCTATTGCCTGGTTGAGGAAGGGAGCGTTGGCCACATGGCAGCGGCTGCGGATGGTGGCGCCGTACGTCCGGACTGGGATTGACCCTCCTTAGACGGACCATTACCTGCAACGTGCGTGCCCTCAGTTACCTTCTCGGCGAGCCGGGAGATAACGCGGATGAAGGCAGGGTGGTTGCCGACTCCGGTTAGGTCCATGGCTGCTTTGAAGTCTGAGGCCAGCTTCGGATCGCCAAGGCCATCAAGGGCCTTGGATATGCGAACGTTGATCTCCTGACCCGGGCCGAGCTTGCCACGCAGGTCGGGGTGCGATTCGGAATCCTTGCGCCAGCCGTCGGTCATTTCTTGATAGGCCTTGGCTGGGGCGGAGGAGAGTTCGGAAATTTGCTTGCCATAGAAATCGACAAGGGACTGAGCAGCGTCTTGAGAAAGGCCCAGGCCTTTGAAGAGGTTGTCGGCTTCGGTTTTGACCTCGGGCGAGAGGGTAACGCCGTCGGGGAGTTTGTAGTCGGAGTACTTTTCTGGCGCGCCTTCGACTGCCTTGACCTCCGCCTTCTCAGGGGACTTGTCCTCAGTGAGTAGTGTCTTCCCCGACTCCGTCGTCTCCGGGGTCGTACTCGAAGGTGACTGATCCGTCTGCGTCGTCTGGCCGTCCGAGATCTGACCCTCCGCCGTTCGCGTCACTCCCGCTGTGTCCACTGTCGTCTCGTCGGGCATTTGCTTGTTCCTTATCGGTTTGCTCACGCATCATTTGGATGTATTGATCGGGGGCCCATCGCACCACGTCAGTAAGAAGTTGCAGACCCACACTTCGCTTGCCTTCATTAAACGCACCAGATAGCGCTTCACCCGTGAAGGTTGTGGAGAATATGGCGCAGTCGGCAAGGATAGAATGCACCCAATTCCTGCCACCAGGAGAAGCCATGAGATTAAAAATAACAACGCGACGCTCTGCTTCAGCGTGCTTAGCAGCGCGGGTTGCGCGACGAAGGGCTCGGAGGTCGGCTGCGTTGTATGGGTCATTCACGTCTCGGCTCCGGGGATAAAACAGCGGATGGCAAGCTGTCCCTCATATTCATAAGGCCAAACGATAGCCTGGCCAAAACGATTGGAAGCGGAGATAAGTGCGTCGTCAGGGACGACTATTTTTTGCCCGTCAACGATTACCCAATAGTGAGCGCCTTTGATTCCCCAATCGTCTGTTGCAACGGTGCGTCCATCTGCGAAGGAGCAGCAAGGACCCTTGCCACTTTTGAGTGAATCAAACCAGCCCTTGAGTTGTAAATCGGGATAAGAGCCAGCGATCAAAAGAAGGGCGAGGAGTGTTTTCATGCCGCACCAGTTAGTTTGGTGAGGAGGGAGCCAGAGCCGGGCTGGGCTTCGGAGAGGGTTTTTGCACCTGCGGCTAGCTTCTGTGCGGTGTCGGCTTGGGCGGCCTGTTGGGCTTGCTGGGCTTGCGCTGCGCGTTGTTGGCGGATCGCAGCCAGCTGAGCAGGCGAACGAATAAGCTTGGGATCGTTATTGTATAGATGCGATACCTTATCGAGTCCGTAGTCAATGTCAACGTTATCAACAGCTGCAGGGTCAATTCCGGCGAGCGCACCCACCATGTTGAATAGACGCTCAATCCCCGAAGCTTGATTCGCATTTTGCGCGAGCTCGATCATGGAGGTGAATTCGATGGTGAGGTGTTTGCCTTGAGCCTCTGCTGGCGCTGGCGGCAAGATGCCTGCACGCGACGCAATGCCGAAGACCCGATCGTGTATCTTGGCAAATCCCTCATGATTGAGTCGCTCAAGCACTGGACCGAGCATGAGCATTGCTTCGGCCCGGCGAGCGTCGATTTCGGTAGCGGTAACGTTCGAGCGCGTTTCGAACTGGGAGATGACTTTGAAGAGGTCATTGTAGAAGGTGCTCCCGATGCGAGCCCGGACTTCCCCAAGCTGCTCCCGCATTTCGTTGACCTTGGGATCGACGGTGTAGACCGGAGCGAAGCCAGTTTTGCCCTGGGCGATCATGCCTGAGACGTAGGTCACGCCGCCAGGGAGCAGGGAGGCGGGTTGGTTTTTCAGTTGGACATCCGCGATCATCGGAGGGTTGACCATTTTGTCAATGCCCTGCGAGAGCCGCTTGGTTTCTAGTTGCAGCTGTTTGATATCGGGTAGAGCGTCCATACCAGGGGATCGACCGTACGCATCATTAGATACGAGATCCCATCGCGTGACGATGGCGGGCGACTCATGAAAACCTCGCTTGCGGAGTAGACCCGGGCTGTATGATGAGCCTCCTTGAGGAGATGCAGAGCCACCCCACTCCCAATAGCATTCTCGATAGGCGAAGGATTCTGGGACACCGTATGTCCTTCCGTCGATGTTGGGCTCGACCATATGGGCGATGACCAGTTCGCGAGTTAGGGAGGTGCCGCCTTGAGCCCAGAGGGAGGCTGTCGACGGGGAAAGGTTCTCCACCCCGAATTCTTCCGCAGCCTGCGAAACAGTGTAAGTAAACTCCCGAGCAAAGACGCAAGGGCGAAGTTGACCATCGTTATCAACATAATACTCGCCCAGGCAAGGATTGACGCATCGGATGACATTGTCGAAGTCCTCGTAGATGAGCATCGAGGCTGTGCCAAAGACGACGAGGTCGAAGTAGAAGATGGCGAGGGCGTCATAGAAGTTGGATTCAGCGAGGACCAAGCCGATGATGCGTTCGACCTCAGCGAGCCATAAGGACACCGGTGAGGTTTGTGTAGAATCCAGTCTGCCTAGTTTGTATCGAAACCACCTCTTGGTAGGATCGCTGCACCCCATCATCATCCCAGCAGATAAGTTCCGTGCTGCCATGGAGCCAGTTGAGTCCAGAATATGGGCATTGATCGGAGAGCCTCGAGCCATCTGATTTGGGGTGATCAGCCATTTATAGCGACGAGGGAGTTCGTAGTCAGCGAGCTCGCGCCAGTGTACCCACCAAGAGTAGCGGTTCACCCGCAGACCTATAAGCCTACTCTCTGAGGCTCGACGGAAGGCGAGGTCGGGATCGGAAGCTGGGCCCGGGGCAAGACGGTTGGTCGCGCGGCGCACCTTTGCCCGTGCCTCGGGGGAGAGGTTGGGATAGGTAGAGGTGGCTGCAGCGGAGCCGTATTGCACTACGTGGGTTCCTTTGCGGGGGGCTTTTCAAATCGGCCCTGACGGTGCATCTCGGCGAGGGCCATCAGGAGCGCTGGCTCAGAGGGCATAGGCTGAGCGGGAGCGGAGGGCTGGTTCTTGGTGATCGGGACTACGGGCATCACTGGCCGAGGAGGGTTTTCTGACCCGTGTTGGAGGGATTGGAGGAAAGCTGGGCCCCCAAGAATGTTGGTTGGCTGGCTTTGGCTTTTGGCTTTTGCCCAGGGGCCGACTGCGCACCGAAGGCAGGTGGGGCCGCAGGGGTGGCTGCGGGCAGCACCGGTGCCGGAGGCGTGGGAGTGGGGGCGGAGAGGCTCATGCGGCTTCAGCCTTAATCGGAGGCAGGGTGTTGACTTCATAATAAAACCCAGCCTCTTCTCGGTTATCCAGAACCCGAATCCTAACAACCAAGGTTCCGTCGTCGAGAGTCCAGGCTTCGCAACAGTCGTTCTTCCACTGAGCGATCATGCGTCCTCCAGTTCGAAGGTGCGATAGGGGTCGTATTCGTGCTCAACGAGGGGCTTGCGAGCGTGCTCGCCACCGGCAAATTCATGCCGCGCCAGCGCGTGCGCGAAGGTGGTGACGAAGGCGTCGATGTCGTCGAGCTCGAGATCGGGCTCGAGCTTCAGCATGTCCTCTTTGGAGATCAGCTGGATTTCATCGCGCTTGTTGATGATGTATTTGATGGAGCTAAATTGGCGGAGGAGATCGGGGTCGTTGGGGATGCAACCGGTTTTGAGCCACGCGCGTGCTGCGCCGTACATTCCGGAGCGCTTGTTTGCGTAGCGCTCGCCTTGGCTGCCCCAGGTGTGGTGCGGGGTATCGTCCTTCGCACCGAACTGGACTTCGTAGCAATGGAGGGCTTTCGCACGGATTTGGTCTACGACGCCCCCGCCCACGCCACCACCATCGATGAAGATCCCATCCGCGTGGTAGGTGAAGTTGGCCTCGAAAATCCGATCGGAGAGTTGAACCGTGCTCAGTCCTTGGTACCGCTGCCGATCATA